TGCCATTTGAAGCCACCGGTGAGCACCGCGGGCATCCGGCGGCCGCCGTGGCTCGCAATCCAGTTCTTCTGCTGGCGGGTGACCGCCTCGTCGCCCAGATCCTGATCCGTCGACAGGATGCCCGAGGGGTTGGCCGACTCCTTGAAGTAGCGATAGCCGTACTCCTCGGCAGCCAGGCCGAGGCCGATGGCGACGGCGGCCTGGCGCACGGGCGAGAGTCCGTATGGTTCGCCGGCCATCGTGAAGCGGCGAATGTGGATCATGTCTTCGCTGGGGATCTGCTCACCGAGGATGCGGTAGATGGGATCGAACCACATCAGCAGGTCGTTGCGTCGCTCGAGAAAGACGCTGTCGGGGTGCAGTGGCAAGATCGCCGTGGGCCGCAAGGCCGAGTCCCGGCTAGTGACCACGCCGTAGAAGTTGCCGCGCAGCGCCAGGCTGGACACCATCATCCACTTGTACTGGAAGAGGTCGAACTTGGGGAACGGGGCCCTGAGCAGTGTGGGCTGCGGGTTGAGTTCGACCGGGATGCCATTGGCGTCGCGGCGGTACGCCTTCCATGGCAGCGCCGCGATGGTGTCCGACAGGATGCGCACGCAGGCCATGACGGTGAGGTTCGACATGGCACGGTGGATGCCGACGTAGTCGTCGAGGATGCCCACGGACGGGGGCGGCACGAATGCCGAACTGGTCAGCACGCGCTGTTCGAGAGCCCCCGCGCCGCCACGCGCGACGAATCGGCCGAGAAAGCTCATGCGGCGGATTGTCCCATCAATCTGTCACTTGAAGACCGATAGCCACGCCTAGCACGACGACGAGGATGCCGCCGACGATAAACGCCAGATACGTGGCAATCAGGGCGCATCCGGCCGTAATCGCAACGATCCCGGCCAATTCAAGGCAATTACTGCTGATGTTGCGCCAATTTCGGTCGGCTAATTTGGCCTGTGCCGCCCTATCGGGCGTGGGTGCGGGTGGTTGCTTGGCCCGCTTCTCGCGCTTCCCCTTCGGACGGGGCGGCGGGGGCACTGCCTGCAGATTCGGCAGCGCTGGCGGTGGTAGCGTCAGCCCAGGCTCAAGCTGTTCGTACAGACGCTCGGTGCCCAGTCGATCACCAATCGGGACGCCGTTCTCAGGGTTGATCGTCATTGAATAGCTCCTCTGCTTCGCGCTCCCATTGAGCGATGATGTCCTCTTCGGGCCACTGGTGGACGTTGGGCGTGAGTGGGTCGACGTAATTCTCCATCAGCCACACTGCTGCTGCGCACGCTACCAATGGCGCGGCGTCGACCGGCGAATTGCGACGGTCGAAGATCCACGCATCACCGGCACGACGCGCAATGGTGCTCGCGGCGGCGCGGTCGAGCACCAGGCTTGGCCGGTGGTAGATGCCGTCCTGCACGACCTGGTCATAGAACAGGCCGCAGCCCGAGGCCAGCTCAGCACCGGGCCCCCACTCGACAACCGGGACGCCCGCCTCCAGCAGGTCGATGATCATGCCGCTGGCCGGCGCTCCGGTCTTCTGGATCGCCACGCCCTTGAACCGGTCCTTGCGCTCGGCGAGCCAGGGAACCACCCAATCGGTGCCCCGAGCGGCCTGAACGACCTCGATGTGGGTCAAACCGTCAGCGCGGCGGGCCGCAATCGCGACGTAGGCGTGAGATCGGTCGTAGTTGACGTCCAAGGCGGCATACACGGGCGCTCCCCTTGCGCGGCAGCTGTTCGCGTCCATGCCGTTCTGCCAGTACTCGGCGGGGATGACGCCGGGCTCCATCGAGTCGACCCACTGGCACAGGTACTCGGTCTGGAAGCCCGGCATGTTCTTGGTGTGCATGGCCTCGTAGAAGCCCATCACCGTGTCGAGGGTGAAGTCCCCGATGTTGCCCATGGCCGGAAGTGCCATGTACCAGTACTCGGGCTTGTGCGGGCTCACGTCCATGGGGACGCTCCACTCCCACAGGCCCACCCTGGCCGACTCGGTATCGCCCTTGACGATGCGTTGCACCGCGGCCTCGCGCAGTGACCGCAGCACCTCGGAACGAGCGTCGCCCGCGTTCGACGTGCAGATGACCTGGCTGTAGGCGCGCACCGTGGTCGTCGGCGCGATGGCGTTGTAGGCATCCCAGTTGGTGTGCTCACGCAGCTCGTCGAGCATGGCCAGGTCGACGGAGAGCGATCGAGCACCCTTGCGCGAGGCGGTGGCCACGCGCCACAGCCGCCGGTTGGTGAGGATGGCGCGATGCTTGCCGTTGGTCTCACGATGGTTGATCAACTCGCGTGAGAAGACGCGATGCTCACGGATCTCGTTGACCACCTCGTTCAGCATCGCCTCGGCGTAGTCGAGATTCTGCGCGGCGATGACCGCCAGGCGCGCCGCCGGGCCATGCGCCGAGGCGATGCCGTACTCGTTCATGAAGAGTCGCCATAGACCCAAGCCCTTGATCCACCGCGTCTTGCCCTGCTGGCGGCCGACCAGCACCACCACTGTGGGAAAGCGGAAGCCGGTGCCGTCGCGGCGCTTCTCCAACGCGTGGAAGTACAGGAAGCGTTGCCAGGGCAGTAGCCTCCACCCCCACAGCTTCTCAAGGAACTCGATGCAGGATGGCCCCCAACTGGTGCCCTCGTGAAGACCGCAGCCGCACGGGCACTGTGGACCAGGGGCGTTGACATCGCAGTGCTCGTCAAGCGGCGGCGTCATGATACGGGGCAGCATGGAGCCCTTGGTCTGGTGCTCCTCAAGCGTCACAGTCATTAGCGCGCCTAACTATTTGCTAGCGCGCCTGCGGAGGCTTGCGGTGCCGCTCGCGATACTCGCTCAATTCAGCAACTTCGTCGCTCAGCTCATTGTCACCCATCGGCGGCATGGGCATGGCTGTGCGCTCGTCGCTGATCTGGTACAGCTTGGCCTGCTGATCGAGCAGCCGCCGGGCCACTTCGATGCTCTTGGGGTCCTTGTCTCCGATGGCGGCGGGCCAGATGGCCTTGAGCAGCATTTCCAGCCGCTCCGAGTAGACGATGAGCGCCTTCTCGGAGATGAGCCCGAAGCGCTCGCCCGCGATCTCGAGCTGCTCGACGATGATGCGGTGCACGCGGCTGGACGACAGGTTGACGCTGCGGCTCTTGGCGATGTCACGCTCGGTGGCCCCGGACAGGAACATGTTCAGGATGATGCCGTCACGGCGCTCGCGCTCCTCGCGGCTGAGCTGCGGCTTACCCGCCATCGACCCACACCACCCGCGTGCCGCCGTTGTGGCCGTGGATGGTCTCGGCATCCTCGACACTGTCGTAGATGACCGTGGATGACGGGCCTGAGTCGGTGACCCACCGCAGCGCCACGCGCCCATCGGAGAACTGCACGCCCTCGGCCACCACGCCGATGCCGCTGGTGCCACTCACGTCATTGGTGCGCTCGAAGTAGAAGCGCCGCATCGACGTGGGCTGGCCCGTGCCGTCGCGCCAGTCCTTGGCCGGATACATGGGCATCGACCGACTGACGACGGGAACGAATACCGGCTTGCCGTCGCGGAAGATCATGTACTGCTCCATCACCACCACCGCCGACCACGAACTGGTCGACCGACCTGGCTCAGCGCCTCGAATGTGAGGCCGACGACCAGGAGCACCGCGCCGACGAGCGTAAGCAGCTGCATCCCGAACACGAGTCCCAGGATCAATAGCACCAGTCCGAGCAGGATCATGCCGACTTACCTCCGCTTGCCATTACGTGACGACAATGTACGCACTTCGCGCTCTCCCTGATGTACTCATGCGGGCAGTCGTGACCAGGAAGAGATCCGGTGTAGCCCGAGCAAGCGCACGGCGCGGTTCCCGCAAACGCCTTCGTCTCCTCGTTCCAGCCGTACGCAATCCGCGTGGCACATCTCTTTGCCTTACCCAATCGATGCTGCTCGAACGGGTGGCTGCACCCCGTGCAGGTCATGAGACCAGTGTGCGACCCGTTCAAGCTGCGCGCTTGGAGGCAGGCTGCGCGCGTGTTGCCTCCTCGGCCTGCAGGTCCGACGCCACCGGGTTTACCTGACCGACGACGAGCGCCAGGCCGATGTCGATCATTGAGGCAAACGCGGCGAGGCCCAGGACGAGCCAGGACCACTGCCACAGTTCGAGTACGCCCAGCACGCCCACCAAGATGAAGGTGCCCCACCTGAATACATGTTGCTGGCGAGTGAACTTCTCAATCTTCGGAAGGATCGCCTGGATGTAAGCGTTGGCCACTAGCTAACTCCTCGCTGCTCGTCCGTTAAGAACATTTTCCCTGGTCAGCATTTCGCCGTAGCAAACGGTCCCACGGCGGCCCTGGCCGAAGCGTGAAGATCGAACTCAGCGTGTAGGGGCTTTGCCGGGGCTCGAAGATCGGGTTGGGCGTACATATGATGACGGGCAGCTCGCTCATCTCGCTCATGGCGGGCCCAGCTCGAACAGGCCCAGTTCGTGGTACTCGGTCAGCACGCCGCCGGGACCGTACTCCTCGGGGATGGCGTCGACCTTGCGCAGCAGGAACGGCTCAGTCTCAAGGTTGACCGGGTGCTCCATGTAGCCGTCCCAGGCGTACTGGCTGGGGTCGTACACGAAGTCGTTCGTCGCGTTGGGGTAGGTGCTCGCGAGTAGGTAGATCGACTCCTGGGCGCGCAGCTTCTGCACGATCTCGAGCACATAGTCGTTGGGCAGGTGTGCGAAGAAGTCACGCGCCAGCACCAGGTCCCAACCACCCAGCAGCACCGGGTCGACGGTGAGCACGTTGACCTGCTCGAACTGAGCATTGGGTCGATCGAGCGACGCGAAGTCAGCGGTGTTGAGGCGCTCTCGGCAGCGCTCGATGCGGCCGGGGTCGACATCCCAGCCGGTGTACTCGATGCGGCCCAGGTCGACGAGGCGCATCCAATTCCAGTCGCCGCAGGCCATGTCGAGCATGCTGGTGACGCCAATCTGCCGCAGCAGCGCTGGCAGCACCGATACGAGCCGCTTGGTGCCCTCGACGCTGCTTCCAGGCCCATCCCAGCTGCCACCGGGCTGCACCGGGATGAGCGGCTGCGCCTCGGCCTCCTGCGCCCACTCGCGAATCTCCTCCCAGGCGTGCGCCTGCGTCTCGATGAAGGTGGCGTTCACTGGGCCGCCGACCAAGCTGGACCGAGGAGTGCTTCTGCGGCGGGCTCCTCGTCGACGATGTACTGCCGCGCCAGCTCGCAGAGCGAGACGAACACCGCGTCCTTCATGCGCTCCTCCCAGCCCAGCTCGTCGTACGGGACCATGTCTGGGTGGGTCTTCTTGACCGGGTCACGCTCGGGGCCGTGCACCCAGCCCATGTCGATGTACTTCTGCCACCAGTCGTCGTGCAGCTCGCGGGGATCGGACTTGCGGTTGGGGCCGCACATCATCTCGATCACGTCGAGGAACTGACTGGTGAACGCGTGCTCGCGGTGCGACCACGGCTCGGGAATGATGGGTGCATGGACCGCCGCGGCCTGCTGCCTGGCGGTCTCGTACACGAAGATGGCGCGCCGCTCGGTCAACGTGCCCTGCGGCCATTCGATACCACTCGGAAAGTGGTCCTGCTCATCACCCACGGGGGGCTCTCCCTTCCTTGCCTTCACTCATCCGGCGCAGCGAGTGCATGACGCCGTTGGCTGACATCCCCACGCGCTTGCCGATGGCGCGATAACTCCAGCCGCGTAGCCGCAGCTCCATGATCATCTTGTCCCGCTCATGGGCCGGTAGCTCGTAGTCGCGACTAGGCATCGGGCTGTACGCCAAATGCGTGATTGGCATACGACCGCGGCTGGTCCTCAGCCGTCATGTCGGGCACGGGCCCAGGAGGTCCATACGTGCCCAACTCGATGCGGCACGCCACGTCGCTGATGGCAGCACGCCAGTCCTTGCGCGCATTGCCAGGGATCATGACTACTTCGCACGCGGTACGCCCGCCCATTTCAACGGTCACCGTCAGCTTCATCACGAAGGTCACGTTAGCCGCTGTCACATGCCAATGGGGGAAGCGTGTCACATTTGGCGTGTCAGGAGCAGGTCAACCTGCTCGGTGGGCACGTCGAGCAGGATCTTGAGTCGCACGTCGTCGCTGATCTGGTGGTAGCCGGTGTAGTCGTTCTTGATCTGGTAGGCGGCGAAGTCGTTGGCCACCAGCGCGCCCAACAGCCCGTCCCAGTCGTACAGCTCGGGGTCTACCTCGACCAGGATCTCCATGTTCTCGGGGTATTTGTCCAGGTGCTTCAGGATGTCCGCGACGATGGGCCCCTCAGCGCCCTCGACGTCGATCTTGATGATGCGCGCCCGTACCCGCTCGATGGGCGACAGGATCTCGATGAGCGGCGCAGCGGTGGCGGTGCCCACCGGTGTCCCATGGAACGCCCGCTCGGGATCACCGTCGCGGAACATGCGGCGCTTGGCCATCGTCGTCGTCGCGCCCGTGTTGGTCGGGCCGTATTCGTACAGCGTTGCCTCACCGAATCGGTCGGCCACCGCAACCCACACCGGCCTGATGTTGGCGTAGTCGTTTGCCGCGATGTTGTTGCATAGCAGGTCGTACGTGGCCGGTGCCGCCTCGATGGCGACGACGCTGCCCATGGGGCCGACGCATGACGCCGCCAGCAGCGAGTCGTAGCCGATGTTGGCACCCACGTCGACGAACACATCGCCGTGTCGCAACCGCTTCTCGATCACATGGCTAACATCCGGCTCCCAGACGCCGTGCGCGGCAATGGTGCGCTGGATGATGTCGACGCCGTCGCAGAGAAGGTGTGCACCGAAGTAGGTCGTGGCCCACTGCTTGTTCATGTGGTCCAGTGCAGCACGCTGTACGGATAATCACCACAGTGGATGCAGTGCAGGCCGTCAGTGGCCACCCAGCAATGCTGAGTACCTTCGGTGGTTACCTCCGGCCGCACACGGGCCACGCTCCGAGGCCCTGTGTCCTCAGCACGTTGTTGGCCACCCGGATCTGCTCTTCTCGACTCGAATTCTCGGGCAGGCCGGTCCCGCCGTTCGCGTACCAGGTGCCGAGAGTGAACTGGAGACCTCCGTGGTAACCGTTGCCGGTGTTGATGGACCAATTACCACCGCTCTCGCACTGCGCGACATGGTCCCAGTTGGGTTCGGCCTGCGCGGTAGCGGCGAGACCGAGGGCTAAGGTTCCGGACAGTAGGGTGACCCCGATGTATGTTTTGGCGAACATGACGGGTCACCCTACTCATTGAGGGTTCCGTCAATTTCGCCATCTAGTCGATGACCTTGCCGTTTGCGGCGTGTCGCCTGTCACATGAATTGCGTTGCCCGAGTGTCACTTCGACGCCTGGATTTGGGCCAGCCGTTGCAGTGCCACCGTCAGAAGAAGGGCCAGATTCTGGCGCTGCTGCTCGGGCGTGAGCTCCTCTACTGAACTCATCGCCATGATCCACACGCTGTCGGCGTTGCTGAGATCCGCGACTTTGGCCACCATGTCGTCGACGGCGTCATGCGCCTTGGCCAGGGTTTCGGTGGGCAGGATCGGATCGTGGTCGACCATCACCGCCCCCGGTGCGGCTGCTCGGAGAGGCACACCGGGCAGACCTGAATCGCATGCTTGTCCCGGTCCGGCGGCGGTAGCGCGGCATCACAGCCCGCGCACCATTGCACCACCACGGCGACCTCGGTCAAGGCTTCATCGTCTTGAAGAGGCGCTCGCAATCGGGGCAGACGTTGCTGCTCTTCTTGGGAACCTTGGTCACCGGGAATACCTCGCCGCACAGCGCCACGACGTGCGACCCCTCGGCGGCGCTGCGAACCATGTCGCCCTTGCGGACGTAGTGGAACATCTCTGGCGGCGTGGTGTCGAGGGCAACGTCCTCGTCTTCGCGGGTGAGCGTGTCTCCCTGCATGGCAATCATCAAACCATCGCGGGCAGCAGCACGCGCAGAATTACGCTGCGCCGCACCAGATCAACGATGTACTCGTTGATGGGATCAGGGGTGGCCACGACCTCAACGTGCTGGTGAAGCGGGCAACCCGCGGGGTTCGTGCCACAGATGCACCGCGCCTCACCGAGGTGCGCCGTACCCATGATCCAGAAGCCCATCAGGCGGTATTGCAGGCAATCGCCAGGTTCATCGCCATGACCGCCTCGCGCAGCTTGCGGTGTGCGGCGGTGGCGTCGGCACTCGACGGGGCGGCGTCGTTGAACAGCTCGGCCAGCTCCCTGGCCTTGGCACGGATGGCCATGTACGCGTCGCCCTGCTGTGGGGTGGGCGGGTGGTACTCGTACCAGTTGTCCAGCTCTTGCTGAGAGGCCACTACGGCCGCCGCGCGAAGGGGATGAGCAGCAACAGAAGGACGACCACGCTGACCACCAGATTGATGATCAGAAGTGTGTGGTCGTCCACTAGCCCGTCACCGACACGGCCGTGGCCGTGGCAGTGATGACGGATACGTTGTCGCCCAGTAGAAGCTTGTCAGCTTCCTTCACCCAGTTACGGAGCTGGAGGATCGTGCACGGCAGCACCAGCGGCGTGACGGCGGGGTACGGATTCAGTGTGACAGCAGCCATGCCGCCCATTGTGACCCAGTGACCGCGGATCAGGGTAGCGCCACGCTGAACTACTGGCGCGGCGCGGTACCGGCCGGATATGCGGCAGTCTCCATGCGGGGGTCGTCGGAATGCTTCTTGAGGGCCTTGTTCTCGAGCTGCTCGCGAACGGGGCGCTTCGGGTTGCGTGTGTCAGCCTTCTCTTCCATGGCTCAAGGTTAGCCCCGTGGAATACTCCGCCATGTGACAGACGCGGCGATCATCATCGCCTTTCGGGATCGCGGTGTCGACCCGCTGCGCCAGTGGAACCTCGATTACGTCGCCGCCTACTGGGGCAAGTCGAACTGGCCGGTGTACATCGTCGACGATGGTGGCAGCGGCAATGATCACTTCAACCGCAGTCGCGCGTACAACCGTGGCACTGCCCTGACCGATGCCAACGTGCTCTGCTACATCGAGTCCGACACAGTCCTGCCGTACGCGCAGCTGCAGTCGGCCATCGAATGGGCCGTGACGCCCGGGTTGATCGTGCCGTTCTCGTTCCAGCACAAGCTCGGCAACATGGACAGTCACCTGGTGCGTGGCGGCGCGGACTATCGGATGTTCGAGGGTGAGGCCATCCATGACACCTGGGCCAGCACCATCAATCATGGGTCGGCGTGCGTCATCAGCCGTCAGACGTTGCGGAGCGCCGGCCAATGGGACGAGGCGTTTGAGGGGCACGGCCACGACGACACGGCCATGAAGATCGCCTTTGAGATGACCGGTAGTTCTACGCGGTTCGTCGGAGGCCAGGCCCATCACCTGTACCACCTGGAGTTCGACCCAGGTCTCACCAGTGGCGCGCACATCAGGCCAGAGGATGCACGGGCGCAGGAGCGCAATGGCAAGAGGCTGGCCATGTACCAACGGGCCCGCAACCCCGAGGAGATTCGATGGCTGACCGGCGGCGGCGCGCTGCAGGACGACTGGCGAAAGCGGATGGTCCGATGACCAACCTCGACGTGGCGTGCATACCGACCATTCTTCCAGCGCGCTGTTAGGCTCCGCGCATGTACGACATCCTGGTTACGGGCGGCATGGGATTCATCGGTCGGCACACGATTGCCGCACTGAGAGCCCGGTATCCCGACGACGAGATCGTGTGCCTGGACAACCTGTCACTGAGCGAATACGCCGACCTGGGCGTGCCGTTCATAGAGGGTGACGTGCGCAGTGCTGGCCTGGTTACCGACCTAGTCGGCCGAGTCCGACGTGGCGTGGTCCACCTGGCCGCCGACAGTCGGGTGCTGCCGAGCCTGGCCGATCCGAGCAAGGTAGTGGACTCGGCTGCCACGAATGTTGGCGGGACCGTGAACGTGTTGACGGCGGTGGCCGCGAACCCGCACCTGAAGCTGGTCTACGCCGGTTCCTCTACCGCCTACGGGGGAAGGCCGGTGCCGCAGCGCGAGTCGGACCTGCCTGACGTGCAGTCTCCGTACTCGGCCACCAAGCTGGCCGGTGAGTTGCTGGTGCGCTCGTTCGCGGTGACGTTCGGCATCAAGGCCACCGTGCTGCGCTACTTTCAGGTGTACGGACCCGGCCAGCCAACAACTGGACCGTATGCGCTGGTGACAGGAGTTTTCCTGCGTCAGTACCTAGCCGGTGAGCCGTTGACCATCGAGGGCGATGGCACCCAGTCCCGCGACTTCGTTCACGTCACCGACGTGGCGGGGGCCAACGTCGCCGCGCTGGGTGCTCACACTGACGGACTGGCGATCAACGTGGGCACCGGCAAGGTGCATACGGTTCAGGAGCTGGCCAACCTCATCTCCCCAAGCCAGACCTACCTGCCACCCCGGCGCATCGACCTGCAATCCACCCAGGCTGACGTGCAGCGAGCGCACGACCTGCTGGGCTGGGCGGCCCAAGTTTCGTTCACGGATGGAATCAAGGAGATGCTGACCGATGGGAAGTGAGCTACCAGTGGATGTGACAGTCGAGGAGCGCCTCGAAGAGCTTCGTAGGACACCGCGCTGCGGTGACGACCTAGGCAATCCAGTGGACACGACCGGCGGCCTGATAGACCTCGTTCAAGAGGTTCGACCGCGCCGAGTGCTCGAACTTGGCGGTGACCGTGGCGTCTCCACTGAGGTATTCCTGCTGTTGTGCGAGGAAGTCGTCGTGGTCGATCCATGGGATGACTTCCCCGACATTAGTTTCGAGTTCGACCACATCGAGGGCGATGACGCCAAGACCGACTTCATGAACATGCGGGCCGGACGTAGCCAGCAGTTCCTTGACCGCAACGGTGGGTATCCGAATCTCACGGTCATCCGCGACTACAGCCCGAACGCCCAGGTCGCCATGGCGGAGAAGTACACCGGCTACTTCGATCTGGTCTACGTCGACGCCGTGCACGAGGAGCAGCCGGTCATTGACGACGTTCGCGCCTCGTGGCCACTCGTCAGCAAGGGCGGCTGGATGGCAGGCCACGACTACGTACTGGGCGATGGCGAGGCCAACCGAGTGATCCCGGCGGTGGATCACCTCTTTGGAAAGGGCAACGTCAAGGTGTTCAACGATTCGTCGTGGCTCATTCGCAGGCCGGACATGCAGCCATGAAGACGATCGTCTTTACGTTCGCCGGTCGACGACCCAACCTCGAGCTGCAGGTTCCGCTGGTGCAGCGCATCCTCGCGGAAAACCCTGACGCCGAGTACCACCTGTGGAACTTCGCCCGCAATGACGCGGACCGCGAGTACGTCAAGACCATCGACGGTGATCGAATCACGGTGTGGAACGGCGAGGGCGCTGGCTTTGCATCGCCAACCCCTACCGAGGTAGATGCCCAGGTCAGGCAGTTTGGCGCGAACGAGCACAACGCGGCGTACACGCACTACGCGAAGCCTGACTACGAGGATTGTCAGTTCATCAAGATCGATGACGACATCTGCTTTTTGGAAACCGCACGGTTTGCGCAGTTTGCCGCCGCCATCACCGCCTACCCGGATGCCGTGATCATCGCGGACACCATCAACAACTGCTGCTGCACCCGGACCCACCCGATGCTATGGAGCCAGTTCCTCGCCCTCGACATCCCAGTCGATGACGTCTTCAGGAGTCAGAAGTACGCCGACATCGCGCACACCTACCTCTTCGAGAATGCCACCGAGATCTTGGACCAACCCGCCCGATTGGTGCGTACCGAGGACTGGACTGAGATCAACGCCATTGGCTACTCGCACCGGGTGATGAAGCACTGCCTTGAGACGATCGGCACGCCGCATCCCCCAATACTGGCAGGTAGGCATATGGCACCCCGCGACGTGCGTCGCGGAAACCACATCGTGCGCGAATACCCGTGGGGTCAGATGTTCGGTGACGAGGGAACGTTCCAGCTGCTCGCCCGGTATGTCATGAAGGGCTTCACGGCGGGCCATCTATCCTTCGGTGCGCAGGGCGAGGATCTACTGTCTCAGTGGCGCGAGGGTTATCGCCACCTTGCCGAGGTGTACCTGAAATACGACCGCCCCCACCCCGCCGATCTTCCCGAACTCAGCGAGGAAATCTCCTGCGGGAAGCGGGATCAGGGACTCTGGCCGCAATAGCCATGTCACGTGTGATCATGTTCGTCTTTGCAGGTCGCCAGGCCAACATGGAGCTACAGCTCCCGTTCGTCAGGCGAATCCTCGACGAACACCCAGATGTCGAGTATCACGTCTGGAACCTGTGCCGTGAGGAGCACGACAACGCCTACGTTCGCAGCATCAGTGGACGCGGCATCACGGTGCGCAGCGAGCTGTATCCCGGCGGCAGCTGGAACGACGTGTACCGGCACTACGCCGAGTCGCAGTACCAGGGCACGGTGTTCATCAAGCTGGACGACGACGTTGTGTTCCTCGAGACGCACCGGTTCGATGACTTCGTCGACGCCATCGTCAACCATCCGCGCGCCATCCTGTCGGCCAACGTCGTCAACAACGGTGCCTGTACGCCGCTGGAACCGCAGCTGTGGCAACGCTTCGAGAAGCTCGGCATTCCCCTGCTCGACGTGCACGAGAGCTGCGCCTACGCCACGATGGCGCACACCCATTTCTTCAACCACAGCGCCGAGCTGATCAACCAGCCGGTCGAGCTGATACCCACCGAAGATTGGCTGTCGATCAACGTCGTCGGGTTCGACTATGCGATGAACGAACGCATCGCTCACAACCTCGACAAGCCGCATCCGCAGCTCATCGCGGGCCGGTCGTTCTGCAGGACGAACCGGCTGGGTGACGAAGGGTGCATGAACACGTTCAAGCGCATCATCCTGCGCGGCTTCGTCGCCGGGCATCTCACCTTTGGCCCGCAGAAGCCGAGCGCCGGCCAACTCACCCGTTGGCGCGGCCACTACGCGACGTTGGGGAAGCAGTACCTCTCCGATGAACGGTTCAATGTGCGGGCGGTTGCGCCAGTCGAAGAGCCCAGCGGCGACGAGCCACGGTGGGACGCGAACAACTGGCGCAACCGGCACGCGGACAATGACCCCGAGGTGGGGCGCTACGTCAACTAGGCGTCGGCCCCGTACGCGTCATCGCGGGCCTTGCGCAGCGTGCGGATCATCTTGTTGATCTGCGGGCGCGTCAGTACCTCGGTGTAGATCACTGCGGCCACCGGCTGGTCGTCGGGCATCCACGCCACCGGCCATTCGAGGATCTGGTCTTCGACGACCACCTCGGGGCCGGTCCGGCCCATGCCCTCGCGCCGCCAGATGTTCCACGCGCCGTCGTCGTCCTTGCGCGCCACGTGGCCGTCGCCGCTCACCCGCAACGAATTGATGGGAATGGGGTCCCCGAACGGCGGGCAGTCGGTGCAGCCCATCTTGGCGGCACCCTCTTCGACGGCACGGTTGTGCCTATCGCACCCGTTGGGGCACTCGATGACGTGGTGGCGCTCGACGCGGAGCTGGACGTGGGCCTGGTCCTTGTTCCAGCTGACCGTCACTTCGGTGGGGCAGCTGCCCTTGGTGGTCGGATATTGCACAGTCTCGTACGGCATGGTGAATCTCCTTCAGTTACGAGGGCATCGCGCCCTATCACCGCATCGCGCGGCTGGAAGGAGCGTAACGCGCACACAGCCGATGTGTGAGGCACACACCGGCTGTGTGTCGGCGCTACTGCAGGAGCACCGCATCACTGGTGGTAGCGCCGCTCTCATCCCGGCGCGCGAAGTACACGCTGGGCGATCCGTGTTCGTCGAGCCAGAGAATCCACGTGCTGCCGTCGTCGCGCGTGCCCTCGACGAGACCGGAGAACCCCAGCTCATCGGGGTTGGGGTAGCGCTCAATGCAGATTCGCTTCATGGAAGTGCCTTTCGGTGGGCGGGGATCTTCACGCGCCCCACCTGGGCACGGGACGAGTCTACGTCCACCGAGCAGTGCGCACACAGAACTCGCAGCTTCTCTTTGACAGCTAACTGGCGGCGGTTTATCTCCCCCCGAAAATTTGGAGACTTTCCCCAGGTCGAGCCAAATAAGGCGTATCGCAGAGCAAACAGCCGGGCGATGAGATCGACGAGCAAGCCAGCCATCAGGCGTGCGCCATGGCGTTGTGCTCCGAGAGTTCGACCCGTGCGCTGTAACCATCGACGTGCGGCTGGCCGTGCGTCTTGCAGGTGCGGCAGTAGTACCGACACATGCCCTCGGCGAGCCCTGAGTCGCAGGTCTGGATCTCGCCCTGACCGGCGAAGTCGCAGTTGCAGTCCTCGCACTTCCAGTTCGTGCCCGGCGGCCGAACACAGATCGGCGGGCCCGCGCAGGTATCGCACATGGCGGTAGCTCCAACCAGCCAGCCGAGCGCCCGAGCACCGTCGTCTCCGATGGCCTGCGCCATCTTGCCGCAGTGGTCGCAGCGCCGCCTCAGCATGGGCTGATCACCACGTTGCGGACGTTGCCCAGCGCCTCGATTTCGCGGTACTGGCGGCGGGCCTGATCGCCGAACATGCGCAGCGACTTGCGCCGGACCCAGTACTCGCCGGTCCACTCGTCGTACAGGATCCGGTAGTACCGCAGCTCGGGCTCGGGCTTGCGGTGCTTCACATCCGCCGCCTGATTTCGTTGGGCGTGAACCATGGCATCCGCGCCCCGTCGTCATCACGGATGGCGCGTTGGATGGCCTGGTAGCGCTCAGCGGCGTGGACGTGGGCCTTCAGGCCAGCGCGGTAGCCGCGCCAGTACGGGCTGTTCTTGAACCACCACTCGATGAGCACGGCGCGGTACGGGATCACGAGGCCCCCTTGAATCGCGGTAGGTGTGTAACGCTGGGCCGCAGGTCAACCACCAGGCCGTCGTTCACCAGCTCGATGATCACGGAGCTGTAGCTGCCGTCCCGGTGTTGCACGAACACCTCCTCGGCAGGGTTGCCGTCATGGATGACCCTGCTGTGAGCTGGCTGCTCAGCCCTCGTGCGTCGCACCGCCCAATCGTCGCCCCTCCGGGGCGGCGGTACCGGTAGGCGCGCTCAGTGTGCGGTCAGGGCTACCGCGGCGTCCTGCAGAGTCTTGAGCACGGGCGCAGGGAGCCGCTGAGCGATGAGCCGCTCCTCAACCGCGTGGCGCTCTATCACGGCGTTGGCGAGCTGCTCGTTCAACATCATCAAGTCCTGGCTGTACGTGCTCGCCGTTCGGCCGCGGTACGCCACGGTCACTTGGGCGCGCTGCAGCTGAATGTCGTTCTCGAGAATCTTTCGCTGTAGCTCGGCGCACTCATCCAGCAGCCGCTTCTCGCGGCCCCTGGCCGCCTCTAGTGGGGTAATCATGTTCGTATGCTAGCGCGCTGGCGTACCGGTCGGCTGGTTGTCACGGGCCTTCTTCATGACTGCGTCGATCATCTCAGCGGCGCGGATCAGTACATCGACATCGCCATTCAGCGCAGCGTGGGCCAACGCCCTCTCCTGCTGTAGGAAGTCGCCTACCGGCCTGGTCATCGCATGGACGCGCGGTAGATCCGGGTAGCGCCAAAGTCGACATCCCCACCCGCCACGTCGTCGACGATCACCGTGTCGAAGCGGTCCCAGTCACGGGGCACGTTGAAGCGGACCACGCCGCCGTGCACGTAATGGATTCGCTCCTTGCCGCCGGTCCAGTACACGCGCTCCGTTAGGCCGGGCACCAGCTGCTCACTACGGTCGCTGAGGTTCTGGAGTATGTAGCGGGCGTAGTCACGGCTGGACACGAAGAACAGCACGCTGCGGTTCTGACGTGCAGCTTCGTCGATGGCGATGTTGATCAGCAGGTGAGTCTTGCCAGCCTGCCGGTCGCCCACGATGGTCAGATGCTGCACGTGCTCAAGCTGCTGATGCGCGTGGCCCTCATGCTCAACGGTGGTCATCAGTCCACCGGCACCAGGCCAGCAGTCAGGAACCAACCGGCGTCAGCTATGTTGTCCCACTTGATCTGCACCAACTCATCGCCATTCGGGCTGCGGGCCTCATCGATCACCTCGCCACGGGCACTTGCATATCCGGGCTGCGGGAGGCTCAGGCGTACGCGCGTTCCAATGTCCATTACACCGTCTCCAGTAGCTCGAGGTCTTGCTTGTTCATCAGCAGGCCAACATTGGGCAGGCCAGCGGTATCGGCGCTAGCCGTCAACAGCTGCAGGAGTTGTCGCATTGCGGCACGCCGGTCCGTGCCTTCTACCTGCACTTTGAAGGTGTGTAGATCCATCTCAGTCTCCAAACGGTTCGTCGGGGTAGCAATCTGCTGACACCGGGCGGGCCACGCTGTTCGACGGCAGGTCATCGGTCTGGCGGCCCTGCACGTCCTGTCCACCGGAGAACACCCGGCGGTGGTAGTCATCGGCAAGCGCCTGGTCTTCCAGGGACATCGCCTCGCGGTACACGATCACCGGTAGATCCGGCGCGTTGCGTGGGAGCTGCAAGCGACTCGCGGCATCGGCGAACGCGTCAGGCGTGATGGACTCATGCCATTCGGTCACGATGTCTCCTCAATGCAGTCTTCGGGTAAACCCAGGTCACGCCACATCTTGGCCTGCTGCGGCGGCAGCAGCATCTTGAACGGCGGCGGCAGCGTGCAGCTGTGCAGCCTCAGCAGCGCCTCCTGCAGGGCCGCGTGCACCGCGACTGGCGTCATCGGGCCATCGGCCTGCATCGCGGCGGCGGCCTGCCGGTATCGCTCCTGTGCAACGCCGCTGGTAACGGCCCGCTCACTCGGCAGGCCCAGTACCGAGTCAAGCTGCACAGGGGGTCTGCGCGGCGGGGGCTCGGGGCCATCCATTGCTGGTTCGGGCACGTTCGCAGTGTAAACCGCTGGTAGATCAGATCAAGGCTAGTTGCTCGCCGCCGCCGCGTGCGCCCTTGGAACTGTTGCAGCCACGGTGCGCCAACCGCACGTTTCGATAGGTGTGGCCGCCGCCGCGCGCCAGCGGTATGACGTGGTCAATGCTGGCGCTCATGCGGTGCGGCGACTTGAGCCGCTTGTTCACCTTCTTGCCGCACAGGTGGCAGATCCACTTGTCGCGCTCGAAGACCCTTAGCCTATCTACGGGTTCCACCTCGGTACGCAGCTTCTGGGCGCGGCGGCGATTGTAGTGGTCACTGGGCGGGATCTTGCGCGAACTACGCGCCGCGCATCCGCAGGCGTGCGAGCAGTACTTCTGAGAACAGCTGTTATCTCGTAGCATGAACGGGCGCTCACACTGCGGGCATATCCGCTCCCATTTCCGTTTGCGGCACTTCACGCACAGGTGCTCATGGGTCTTCGGGTAATGCCGCTTGGCATTTCCTTCACCTGGCCGCTTGGCTCGCCAGCATGGCTTCCCGCATCCTGCGCAGGCTGCATCTGGGCCGCGGGTCATACTGCAAGTTTACCGTTGCATCCCTGGTCAAGCGGCGAATGTGTCACATAGGATCAGCGTGGCGCTTGCCCTTGGCCGTAGCCACCCTCTCTAATCCTGATGATGGCCGCGCGCACACCGCCCTCGGTCAAGCCGATCCGCTTGGCGATCCGCACGTTGTTCCACCCCTTGTTCTTCAGGTCGCAGATCTGGCGGTCGCGCTCATCGGCGGTCAGGGCGTAAAAACGGCCCTTTCGTTCACTCATGCGTGCATTGTGCTCGTATTTTCCCTGCATGGGAAGCAGCAGGTGGCTTTGACCTGGCATTATGAAACGCGCTGGTAGGTCAGGGTTCCGATGGACTCAATGGGTGTCACACGCTGCTTTTTTCGTACTCGTAGGGGGGGGCTACTACAGCCTCCGCAATGGAGGCGTCCGTGGAGCGGTCATAGTTTTGACCCCCCCTCCCCCTCAGAACGTCGGCGAGCGTCCGTTGAGGGCGCGGTCCGCACGCTCTCAGCTGCGGGAACTGACGGGACGTGACCGGGGACTGAGGCCTCTGTCCGGAGCCCGTGTCCGGTGAGGGAGCGGCGCGGGACGGGCGCATCTCGACTGAGCGCCACGTCGGGAGCCTGGGAGCGCCGTGGCGGTCGAGAGCGTGTGACCGTGGGTCTGACACTGGGGAGTTTGCTGGTCGGTGGAATGCGTCTCGGTGCCCGCGCGCCGCCGGACCGCAAGGCTGGTGACCGCCGTTGTCCCAGGTCGCCATGTCAGTTTGTGTGGCGTGCGCCACAATTTGACTATGAATTTTGAGCAAACTCCGGCGACCTGGGACAACGCCTGAGAGCCCTGAGTTTGCTGTACCACCTGGGAAAACAGTCACTTTTGAGAGCCCCCGAGAGCCCAGCAAACGCGACCTACCTGGGACTTTGGGGAATGTACCAGCGCGCTGGTAGGCTAAGGGCAATGCCCCACCAGGGCAGGCAAAGGGCAGGCAAAGCGCCAGCCCCAGAAGAGAAAGTTGGACGAAATGACCACCAAGACCACCACCAAGAAGACCGCCACCGCCGTTGCCAAGGGCAGCAAGATTCGCTGGACCGTGGGCCAAACCCACAACAACGGGAAGGACCAGGCAGGCCTGGGCCTGGGCGGCGTGGCGTACGCGCTGGCACGCAACGAGAACGGGCAGTACGTGGCCACCCGGAAGGCGCAGACGGGGAAGGCCGTGGAGCTGGCCACGGGCAGCTTTAGCCAAGCGTACTGGGCGGCCGTGAACGACAACAAGAAGGCCGCTGAGAGCGCCGCCAAGCGTGCGGCCGCAGGCGCGGCGCGCAAGGCGGCCGCGGAGGCCAAGAAGGAAACCGCCGCGCAGGTGGCGTAGCGCAAGCGCTGGCCGTGCCCGCCAAGGGCACGGCCAGCCAAGCGAGTGTTGGACCGAGAGGAGGTTGAGATGAGAACCAAGTTGGACACGCTGGTGCTGGTGCTGGGCACGCTGGCAGCGCTGGCAGCGGCGACCGCCGGGATGTGGATGCTGGGCCTGATCTAGGAGGGACGCGCCGACGGAGCGGCGCGTTTCGCCATGACCGGCGAGCCGGCGGTCGCGGTTGGAACAAGACGGTTCTCAGGCGCAGCCGAGAACGTCTGGGACCGTTTGAAAGTCGCAAGCGGGCATTTTCGGCCTTCCAATCTGGTGAACGTCACGGGGAGGGAGCGCGCAGGTCGCTGACGTGGCATGAAAGCAATTAGGCCGTTCGGCGCATTGCTTTCAAAGAGCCTCCAAACGGGCCTGTTTTGGCCGGTTTTCGTTCACCTTCCCAAGTCTTGGTGCATATGCCCTGGTAGGGGCTGTTTTTGGTCCCGTTTACGAACACGTTTGGAACACCGAAAACATGCCCTGGCCTGGGACAATAGGTAATGTGCCAGCGCGCTGGTAGGCTTGGTACATGTACCAAGCGCAAGAACCCCAGGCAGCAGGCCAGCGGGGACTTGGTACGGGATGGGAGCGTTTGAACGTGGCTAAGCGCCAACCAGACAACCGCTACATAGCGGCGGAGAACGAAGTTGAGGAGAGGCTGGTACTGCGGAAGGCGCTGTACCAGAGCCCCGGGACCACAGAGCACCGTGGGCCCACGCCGCGAGCGCGTGCCAGCGAGGCCAAGATGCCCGGCAAGAGTGCACGTGCCGAGAGCAAGGCAGCGGAGAAGGCCGCAGAGGAGCGCAACGCGCGGCCCATGAGCGCAGACGACCTGTTTGCCATGTTGGACAAGGAAGTGGCCGCCAAGGAGCGCGCCAAGACCACGGCCAAGCAGCGCATTGGATATGGCCGCGAGGACTTTAGATGGCGCGTGGACCGCGAGAGCGGCGAGGTGGCGTACGTGAAGTACACCGACGCCAGCGGCGCGACCTGGGAGGACGTGTAGCCGTGAACGACAACGACTGGGCAGCGTGGCGCAGCCAGACCCTGGCGAAGGCCAAGGAGTTGCAGCTGGAAGGCAAAGGGCATGAGGCCCGTGCGCTGGCTGCAATGGTGCGCGACAGCGTGCCGCGATGGGCGCGCTGAAGAGAGCGTTTGAACGTGTTTGACCTGGACCGGCATAGGGCCGGACCACGACCAGAAAGGCAAGTGCAATGAGCACAACCAAGACGTTGGCGGACGTCGACAACGCATATGAGGACGTGTTGAAGATGAACGCCGCCGAGCCGTACGTGCACGCGA